CAAGCCATGTTATGATTTCACTAGCGATGTGTTCTTCATCAACCCATGTGTCATCATCATCATTTGAATCATCTCTTGATAGAGTAAATGATACATTAAATATTTGTATTGCCATTAGTTTCTCCTTTACTAAAATGTTTCAGCACAATCCCTTATACTCACGCACCTCATCAATTAAAAAAAAATTTTATTCCTAACCAAGAGTAGCTTTTTCGCTACTCCTGGTTAGGTCTTACTATTACTTAAGCCATCGCTTTGTGAATGAGTAATAGAATAATTGTATTAATAAAAGTAATAACCCTACAGCAGAGCTGATTACTAATATAAAGATAAGTAAGTCTAAGTAAACCATGATTATTCTCCTATGATGTGAGGGCTAAGCTGATGCTCAGCCCTCGTGGGGAAGTCTTAAAGTGCAGACGCTCTTTGTCCAGAAGGAACATATCTTTCTTTCTTCCAACAAACTGCATCAGCTAGGTCGTGTGAACCTCTATAGTTTTCATTCTGTAAAGTTTCAGAACCTAGAAGAAGCTGATATAAAGCCATGAAAGATGTGATTCTTTGGAATGACTTTCTTAATCTGTAAGGATTAAGTTCCTTAAAGATTTCTTCGTTTGTTTTAAGACCGAAAGATTGGAACATCAAATCTGCGTATTCCCTTTCTGTGTCTGTCCATTCGCTGTATTTATCACCGCCTCTGTTATCACTAAAGGTATCAATGGTCGTAGCAGATTCCTTAAATCTATTGTATAAATCTAAAGCCCACTCCGTAGCATGTGTTCCACCAATTCCCTGTGTTAACGCAACGTCCTCAAGATGTCTAAGTGCTTCGTCTTGATTCTTTTCTGCGATTTCTACAGCTAGGTCAACATAAGCGTCCAGCTTTATAGTGTTAAAGCTTGGGATTTCTTTATATGCTTTGCCTCCTGGCTTCCATTTAACAGACTTGCTTCCATTCTTGTTTCTTTTAATGGTGTAGTTATTAGGATGCACATTTACCAAAGCATATTGATGAGTCTTTTCATCCTTGAATTTATCCCATTTTCCAGAACCGCTATTCCAATAATGTTTAGTCAATCTGTTGACTTCATTCTTGTATGCTTCAGCGACATCATCTCTGGTATCTCTGGAAAATGACTGAGTTAGGAAGCTTGTTGCTTTGTGATGTTCTATTACAGTTAAATGACCTTGTTCTTTTTGCCAATTAATCTGTTCCAGATATTCATCTAAGTAGCCAGCAACAATATGTGATTCTCTAACCATCATTTCAAGGTCATCATTCTTGACTCCCCTTATGGTCGTTTCCTCAGGATTAATAAAGCTTCCTGAGTCAATCTGAGTTATTATTGTTTTTACCATATCGTCGTTAGTTCTATTTTCGTTATTCATTTTTTTCTCCTTTGTGTTATTGAATAATGTTAATAAATGATTTAAAGATGTCTTTGTCTAAAGACTGAATATGTTTTTTCTTCTTCTATTCTCTCTAAATCTATCCTCCCATAGATATTATTTTTATTATGTGTGAAATAGACATTTAATATAAATCTAAACAGACTCTATAATCACACCGCTCTATAGGTGGGATTGTAGAATAGATTTATTTTCAATGTCTATTGGCAAGGAATAGAAGCCAACAACTTGGCTTCTACGAAACTCCAGAATTCTTATTTCTGAGTGCATAGCCAGAGGCCATAAAGAAATAAAATTATGGTATGTTGAGTCCGACTGTTCTTTTCGTTTCAGCCATATCGAAAAAATTACATGGATGCGTCAGAGCAAAGATGTTTTTTAGATACTTCTAAAAAACAACAATCCATGTAATGTTTTTTGGGCGACTTTATCTCGAAAAGGACATCACATAATACAAATAATATCTTCCCACAGAGGTGTCTGTGGGAAAGTAGGGTATAGATTGATGAGAGATGTGTAAATTGTGTCGACAGAAAGCATTTTTATGTATTGATAGAAGTTGGGTACAACTTCGCATATAAAAATACTACTATACAATGTCGATAACATCATTTACTCTATATTGTATCGGTGTCCACCGATTTAATTGAATGTATGTGTATAACTGTATTGACACAAAACGAATCAGTTGTGTATAATCTATATAGAGGTATAAATGAAAACTGCATTAACAAGTAAACAACAGAATTTTGTCCTTAACTTTATAAGTACTGGTGGAAACGCTACTGAATCAGCTAAGATGGCAGGATATAGCGAAAAGACAGCATCAGTTCAAGGTAGTCAACTCCTTAAGTTACCCCATATACAGCAAGAGCTGATTCGATTAACAAGTGAGCAGTTTTCTATATCCGCAGTACAGGCATTAGGTAAGATCATAAGTCTAAGTGATTCAGCTAAGTCAGAGTATGTTCAGTTAGAAGCTTCTAAGGATATATTAGATAGAGCTGGATTTAAACCACCAGACAAAGCAATCAACGTTCTTGCTGGTGATGTGAAGATAAGTATAGACTTGGACTAGGTAGTGGGGGGTCAAAAGTGGTGGTTTCAATCGTGTAATAGGTGCTGCTCAAACATTATTTTCTAAAAAGGTTCTTCTTTTTTTTTGTGCGTTAGGGTTCGTTAATACTGGTGTATAGTTACAACATCATGTCAAATGATAACAACATAATAGAGTTTACTGGTAACGATGATAACACAAGGCATACAACTGATTCTGTACTGGATCACCTTATCGAGTATAGGGATGACATTGTATCTCTCACTTGTGTTGTTGAGCATGGTGATGGTAGGGTTGGAGTATATGCGGAGGATAAGGACATCTATACTCTTTTATTCCAGAAAAATTTTTTGGATCATTTTGTCCGAAAAGCATTTAGCGATAGGGTGGAACACTACACGGAGGAATAGTGGTCGGAGTAAAGAAGAAGAAGTTAAAGAGGGATATGACACCTCAGGAGCTACACCAAAACAAAAGGGGAGGACTTATCGGGCCGTGTCGTATATGCGAAAGGTCTGTGCATCAAGGAGATAGCTTTATTATTACTGGTGGTGATATAATACTTTGTACACCATGTTACGAGAAAAGGATCAGTAAGCGTGCAACTTAAATACAAACCAGATGGTGACACCTTGAAAACCTTTATGAAAGATGATTCGTTCTTTCGTGGGCTTCGTGGTCCAGTAGGTTCTGGCAAATCTGTAGCATGCTGCATAGAAATTTTTAGGCGTGCATTAATGCAAAAGCCCAATGAAGATGGTATTAAGAAAAGTCGCTGGGCAGTTATAAGAAACACCAATCCACAGCTTAGAACAACAACAATAAAGACTTGGCTTGACTGGTTTCCTGAGAATGACTGGGGAAATTTTCGCTGGTCTGTACCTTTTACACACCATATCAAGAAAGGTAATATAGATGTTGAGGTAATTTTTTTAGCCTTAGATAGACCAGAAGATGTGAAGAAGCTGCTATCATTAGAGCTAACTGGTATATGGGTGAACGAGGCAAGAGAGATTCCTAAGTCTATTATTGATGCGTGTACTATGAGGGTAGGTAGATTCCCCTCTATGAAAGATGGAGGACCTACTTGGTATGGAGTTATATGTGATACCAATGCACCAGAAGAAGATCATTGGTGGGCTATTATGTCAGGAGATTCTGTAGTACCAGAACATATATCACGAGAAGAAGCATTGATGTTAGTGAAGCCTGATAACTGGATGTTTTGGAATCAGCCAGGAGGTATGGTAGAAAATAGAAACAATGAGAATGAAATAATAGGATATAAGTCTAATGATAAAGCAGAAAACAAAAAGCATTTAACCCCAGAATACTACAAGAATATAGTTAATGGTAAGACTAAATCTTGGATAGACATCTATGTTATGAACCGATTAGGTAGATTAGATGATGGTAAGCCAGTATATCCAGACTTTAATAAGCTTATTCATGTAGCTGATGAGCATATACCAGTAGCAAATGGTAATACAGTCTATGTAGGTATGGACTTTGGATTAACTCCAGCTGCCGTATTTGCCCAAAAAATTCGCGGAAGATGGCACATCTTAAAGGAAGTTGTGTGTATTGACATGGGTATCGTACGCTTTGCTGAGCTAATGCGACAAGAGATTGCACAGAATTATCAGGGTTGTGACCTACAAATGTGGGGTGATCCAGCTGGTGATTTCAGAGCGCAGACTGATGAGAGTACACCATTCCAGATAATGAGAGGAGCTGGAGTACAAGTCTACCCAGCACCTAGTAATGATGTAAGTCTAAGGTTAGAGTCTGTTAATGCTGGACTAACTCGTATGCTTGAGGGCCAGTCTGGAGTATTGATAGATAAAAGATGTAAGGAACTTATAGCTGGGTTTGATGGTGGCTATCACTATAGAAGATTACAAGTAACAGGACAGGAAAGATACCAAGAAACACCAAACAAAAACAGATTCTCCCATGTGCATGATGCCCTACAATACTTGATGCTAGGTTCTGGTGAGGGCAGAGGGATAACACATGGGAACGCATTAAGGGATGCTTTTCAAGTAAAGGCATCCTTTAATCCATTTGATAAGAAAAGAGCTAGAAAAAAAGAAAAAAGTTTCTGGAGTAAACTCTAATGACACTTACTTATTTTGATATATTTGGTATTGCAGCACTCCTAGTATTGCTGTTAAACTTCTGGTTGAAAAAGTAATGTGCGTTGCTCAATTTCTAATTGTTACTACCAATGCATAAAGGATGAAAAAATATGTGTATAAAAACACCAAAGCCACCAAAGGAAAGTCAAGACGCAAAGGCAGCAAGAGCAGCTCAACTAAAGGGAGAGCTAGACGAGCGTACTAGACTTAAGACTGAGTCAACAGAAGCAGAAAGATTATTGCAATCTGGGTTCGGTAGGCGATCGCTTATTAGTGGATTGAGTGGGGGTAGAGGTTATCCTCTAGGCTCATAGACTATGGAAGATGATGTAAAGAAAATACTTGAAAGGTATACTAAAGCGGAGGCTACTAAACAATTATGGACTCCTACCTTTGAAGAATGTTATGAATATGCACTACCACAGAGAGAAAGTTTCTTTTCTGAATCAGAGGGTGCAAATAGACATGACAAAATTTTTGATGAAACAGCTGTAGTAGGAGTACAAGAATTTGCATCAAGACTACAAGCTGGAATTGTTCCCAACTTTGCCAGATGGGCTGACTTAGTAGGAGGACAAGAAGTTCCTGAGGAGGAAAGATTAGATGTTAACAAAGCTCTCGATGATGTTACAGAATATGTATTTGAAGTTCTGCAAAATTCCAACTTTAATCAAGAAGTACATGAAAGCTTCTTGGACTTGGCTGTTGGAACAGGTTGCTTACTTGTGGAAGAAGGTGACGCAATTAACCCTGTCAACTTTACAGCAATTCCGCTCCCTCATATTACGCTGGAAACAGGACCTCAAGACGATATTGACACAATATATCGGAAAAGATTAGTACGATATAGAGATATACCTATTGCATATCCTGATGCTGATGTATCAGAAGATATGAAAATGAATATCGAAAGAAATCCTGATAGAAAAGTTACAATAGTAGAAACAGTATACAGAGATTATTCTGTTTTACCTGATGAGAAATATCATTTCTGTGTTATAGTAAAAGAAGAAAAGCGCAAGATAGTCCATAGAGAAATGGATGGTAATGGTTCTAATCCATACATTTGTTTCCGTTGGGGTAAATGTGCTGGAGAAGTATACGGTCGTGGACCATTGATGAACGCTATGGCAGCAATCAAGACTACGAATCTAACTGTGGAGATGATATTAGAAAATGCGCAGATGGCTATCTCAGGTATATACCAACTGGAAGATGATGGTATTGTTAATACAGATACAATACAGTTATTGCCGGGTACTGTCATACCTAAAGCACCAGGCTCGTCTGGACTCCAGCCGATTCAAAATGCTGGCGACTTTAGAATATCTGATATTATTTTGTCGGATATGCGTAACAACATCAAAAGAGCTTTATACAATGATATGCTGGGCGATCCGAACAAAACACCAGCCTCTGCAACAGAAATTGCAGAAAGAATGGCAGACCTTTCAAGAAGAATTGGATCAGCCTTTGGAAGATTACAAGCAGAGTTGGTTACTCCAATCCTACGACGAGTTATACATATACTTAAAAAACAGGGTAGAATAGAAGTACCACAAATTAATGGTAGAGAAATTAAAGTAGTAAGCATCTCTCCATTAGCACAAGCACAGATGCAAACAGATATTGCATCAGTAGATAGATTTTTAGAATTGGTCATGGCTAGGTTTGGACCACAGATGTTACCTATGTTAGTTAAAGGTGATGAGGTTGCTAAATTCTTAGCTAAAAAATTCTCCGTGCCAGAGGATTTGTTAATGACTGATGCTGATAGACAGCAAGTTTTACAACAGGCACAACAGATGGGAGCTATACCAAATGCCGAAACAACAGAAGATATTGGGTCCTGATGGATATGAAACAAGTAAGAAAGATAATGATTTGTTAAATGATTTATTGGCTACTACTTTCGGAACACCACATGGAATTGAAACACTTAAATATTTAAAATCAATAACAACAGAAAGAGTAGCTGGACCAGAAATAAAAGCTGATGCTTTGTTTCATTTAGAGGGCCAGAGGTTTTTAGTTGGTGTTATTGAAACAAGAATAAGACAACATCAAGCAGCAAAGGAGCAAACAAATGAATGATGAATCTTTAGTAGAACCACAAGCAGTAGAAGAAACAACGGAGTCTGGCGATCTCCCTCCCACCCAATCTGCACCAACCGAAAGCCAGACTCCAACCAGACCTGAACATGTACCAGAAAAATTTTGGAAAGATGGAAAGCTCGATGATGTAGCTCTAGCTAAATCATATATAGAATTAGAGGGTATGATTGGTAAAAGAAAAGATGACTTTAAAGAAGAACTGGTAGGTGAACTTAAAGCAGAGCAAATGAAAGATAGACCAGCAGATGAAAATGCTTATACAATTCCAGAGATAGAGGGATTCACACAAGAAGATATACTTGCTAATCCTATGTTAGACTGGTGGAAAAAGACAGCATTTGAACAGGGATTTAATGATGAACAATTCCATGAGGGTATAAAACAATTTGCTCAGTCTACTGTTGTCGAACAAGACTTAGATTCTGAAAAGAAAAAGCTAGGCGATAATGCTGATGCAAGAATAGATAGCGTAACAAATTGGGCATCTAAGAATTTTCAGAATGAAGAATTAGATATTGTTGTTCAGCTAGGTCAATCTGCTACTGGTATTCGTTTCCTTGAAAGAGTTATGAATATGGGAGTAGCTAGTGTTAATACTGCTGATGGAGTAGATAAAGGCACAGGCCAATTAACTATAGATGATCTAAGAGCTAAGATGAACGATCCAAGATACTGGGATCAGAATAGGCGAGATGAACAATTCGTTCAAGAAGTGAATGATGGGTTTCAGAAATTAGGTGGCAATTAGTATATTCAAACCTGACCTACACTTAGTTACAGCATTAGCTGGTAATCTAACAGATGAAGATATTGCAGAATGTGAGCTACTTGGACACACACCAATGGAAGCATGTGTCCAGGCATTAGACGAACACCAACAAGACATATCATGGGTAGCTGTAAACAAGCATGGACCTATGATGATGTGGGGAATCTTTAGAGATACACCCCCTGTTAACAACAAGATGTATAAAAATGCTGGTAGAATATGGCTTTTAATGTCTAATAACATGAGCAAAAAAGAAAAGTTTATATTCTTAAGAGAGTCAAAAGCATGGGTAGAAGTCTTTAATACACACTTTGATTTGATATTTAACATAGCAGATTCAAGAAGAAAGGGATTAAAGAAGTTTTTACTCTACCATAAGTTTGATATTATAGACCTAGAAGATGACAACCGTATGTATTTTGTGCGTTGCGTGAACAATCAAGAAATAATTAATTAGTGTTAACTGCCCAAAGGTAGATGACCAACCCTATTCCTTAGGATAATTGGAACCAGTACATTAGGATAACAGGAGGTATTTTATTAACTCTAACTAAAGGAGAGTATCTATGGCATTAACTATAGATCAAGCGTTTATTACGCAGTTCGAGAGTGAAGTCCACCTTGCTTATCAAAGAGCTGGTTCTAAACTCAGAAACACAACTCGCCAAGTGAACAATGTAACTGGCTCAACAGCTCGATTCCAAAAAGTCGGCAAAGGTGAGGCAGTCACTAAGTCAAGACATGCAGAAGTGTCAAGCATGGACCTCGTACATACTAATGTAGATGTCACATTGTCTGATTACTATGCAGCTGACTACATTGATACACTAGACCTACTCAAGACAAACATTGATGAAAGACAAGTAGTCGCTACTAATGCTGCAAACGCATTAGGAAGAAAGACTGATGACCTTATTATTGCTGCTCTTGACGCTGGTAACGGTTCAACTATTGCAGCTGGTTCAGCTGGTCTTACAAAAGCTAAAGTATTATCTACTTTTGTAGCCATGAACGAAGCTGACATCCCTGACGATGGAAACAGATACTTTATTGTATCTCCAGAGGGATGGGCTGACCTACTAGGTATCGATGAGTTTGTTAACACAGACTACATTGGCGCTGGCGGTTTACCTTTCCCAAGTGGTGTCACAGCTAAAAACTGGCTAGGCTTTACATTCTTTATGCACTCTGCATTACCTATCTCAACTAATGATAGAAAATGTTTTGCTTACCACAAATCAGCTATTGGTACTGCTACAGGATCGGATGTTAGAACGGAAGTAAACTACATTCCAGAAAAAGTTAGTAACCTTGTAACCTCTTATATGTCAATGGGATCGATCGCTGTCGATACTGCTGGTATATGGGAAGTCGTTATAGACGAATCGGTATAGGAGTAAAACATGGCTTTATCAGACTCAGAATTGAAAAAAGTCGGTGGTACTTCACCAGCTATTTGGTATTACAAATCAGCTGATGCGATTGGTACTATTACGACATCTGGTTATTTTAATGATGTTACTAACAATTTGAAACAATTTGATATTATTCTTGTTGTTTCAGCTACTGGAGGTACTGCTGCTGTTGATGTAATTACAGTTTCATCAACTACTGGCAACACAACCGTAACAACTACTGCGTTAGCTTAACCAAAAAGGATAGGGGTAGTGAGCGTTCGCAGCTACCCCTATAATTAATATGACAACAACAACATCAACTCCCTCAGGGAGTGACATAGACATAGCCTCAAGAGGATTGGTTCTAATCGGTGCATCACCGATTTCGTCGTTTTCTGGAACAACAACTGAATCCCAAGTAGCACAGAATCTGTATGAAGATATTGTAAGAACAGCTCTCACACAGACACGATGGAGGTTTGCCTCAAACATAACACAGTTATCAAGGCTAACAGAAACTCCAATAGATGATGATAGGTATGATGCTGCTTATCAAATACCACAAGAATCAATTATGATACATGGCGTTACTGTTAATGGTAACCCAATACAATACGAAATATTTACAGAGAAGTTATTCTGTAATGCTGGTGTTAATGACAAAGTTATAGCTGAATATACATATAGACCAGACACAACTACATTTCCACCATACTTTATTACAGCATTACAATTTCATTTAGCATCTGTATTTGCTGGAGCAATAGCAGAAGATGAAAACAAATCAGCACTCTTTGAAGAAAAAGCACAAAGACAATATTTAATAGCAAGGAATGTAGACGCCCAACAAACTACATCTGAGAGATTAAGAATGGATAGATTTGCTAAGTTTAGAGGTAACTCACGGACACTTGCTAGGAGATTCTAATGGCTAAAAAGATAAAATTTGTACAAACAGATTTTACTGTAGGCGAATTAGATCCTCGTATGAAAGCAAGGACAGACCAACCAGCTTATGCTGCTGGCTGTCAAAAACTTAGAAATGCTTTAATAACATCACAAGGATCAGTATTCAGGAGGCCAGGCACTCTACATTGGGATGAATTAACTGGTACTACTACTCATGCTAGAGTAGAACCATTTGTATTTAATGAAACACAAGAATATCTTTTCTTATTTCAAATAGGTAAGATTGTTGTGTATGATGTAACAAGTCAAACACCTATATCAACTATCAACAACTATACAGATGGATCAACAACTCCAGCTATACCTATTGATGCAAACAACATACATGAGTTTACATACGCCCAACAAGCCGACACATTTATTTTTACCCATGAATCATTTAATCCTATTATAGTAGAGAGAGTAAGTTCATCTTCATTTACTGCAAAGAAATTAGAATTTAAGAAATCATCTAATGTGACACAATTTACATATACTGGTAATGGTGGAACAGTAGACTTATATGAAATCTATCAACCCTACTCAAAGCTAGCAAGTAGTGATGTTACCATTAAACCTAGCTCCAATGTTGGTGACATTAGTTTACTTGCTAGTGATTCTTTTTTTACAAGTAGCATGGCTACTAACAAGGAGTCAATACTATGGCATGGTAAGGAAATAGAGATACATACAGTATTAAATGGTACAGAAGCTAATGGTATTGTAAAAGACAGACTTGAAATAGAGCTACCATTAAATCCATTTAGGTCTACTGCTGGAGAAAATACAGTAGAGGTTACATTAGTTAATCATGGCTTTAAAGCTGGTGATACATTGTCTTTAACTGGATTTGCTGGAGAGCCAGGTCTTATACAAAGATCAGGACTTAATGGTAACTTCCAAATACAAAGGGTTATTGATGACGATCACTTTATGATTGGATCAGATACAACAATAAACATATCGCAAGGTGCTGGTAACTTTGGATTCTTCTTGCCTGGAGGTAGTACTTATAATGTAGCAACAGGATTTAGTGTAGGTACTAATGCTATATCTGCATGGGCAGTATACAACTCATCACATGAAGTAACTGGATATACAGGAACATCAGCTAATACTGATCCTAATGGTAATGGGTCCAGAGATTTTGGAGGAGCTGGAGTTAAGATTACTGGAGCTAATCTGCCACCATCAAGAGAATGGAAAGAACAATCATTCTGTTCAAGAAATGGTTATCCAAGAGCAATAACATTCCATCAAAATAGATTATGGTTTGGTGGAACAACAAATCAACCAGATGCTTTATTCGGTTCACAGTCAGGAGATTACTATAACTTTGATGTGGGTAATGCTGCGGACAATGATAGTGTCCAAACTATTGTAGCATCAAATCAATTAAACGAAATATATCATATTGTGTCAAACAAAGGATTAGAAATACTTACAAGTGGTGGAGAGTTTCTTGTTATACAAGATGCTGGTACTCCTCTCACTCCAACGAATATTCAAATCGAAAGGATGACAGGCTATGGATCAACACGAACTAATCCTCATATATGTAATGGTAACACTTTTTATGTACAAAGGAACGGTAGAACTGTTAGAGATTTGGAAAGAGTATCTGCTGGAGCTTTTGCACCAAGAGATGTTTCCATACGGTCTAGCCATCTTATTAATACTCCTATCGATATATGTAGCTTCGGTGGTTCTGATACCAGACCTGAGGAATATATTTTCTTTGTAAACACAGATGGTACTGTAGCTGTATGTCATACTGTTCTATCTGAATCTATACTTGGATGGGTACTATGGGATGCGTCAGGACAAACAGATGGTTCAGATGGTTACCTAGATAAAGTTATGTCTATGTGTGCTGTTAACGAGAATATATTTTGGGTTACAGATAGAAATGGAGTTATCTCTTTAGAGAAGTTTACAAACTTTGATGAGATAGACTCTACAAATGAATGTCACCTAGATGACGCATACGAGGTTACTGTAGCCAATAATACAATCTCAGGTATACCAGCACATCATTATAACAAAACTGTCCATGTAATCAAAAATGACGGCTCTTACAGAGGAACACAAACTGTATCAGGTACAGGAACATTGGATTCAAATTTGCTGAACTTATCAAATGGTGATAAAGCATATATAGGATATTCATATTTTATGAACTTGGAAACTATGCCAGTAGATTATCAATATCCGGGCTATGAACTAACTGGTAAGATGAGGAGAATAACAAGAGTGAAAGTAGAAACTGAGGGAGCATTGTCAATGTCTGTTAATGGTAAGACATTATTTAACAGGACTACTGCATCTGGCCTTATACAACAGGACCCAGCTAGAGTAGATGGCAAACAGGATTTTAGATTGTTAGGTTATTCTCAGGACCCAACAATTCAAATAACACAGACATTACCAGCATCATGTGGAGTAATGCAATTAGTAAGTGAGGTAACAATATAATGGACCCAACAATTATGATGTCTTTGATGGGCGTATCTGCTGGCTTTAATATTCTTGGTGCTTATATGGGTTACCAACAAGCAAAGTATCAAGGTAAAGCTCAGCAAGAACAGGCAAGAATAGATTTTGAAAATAGTATTCTTCGTAATGCAGAAGAACAAAATGCTATTGTAGGACAAGCATTAGATGTGAAAGCATACAATTTAGCTCAGTCATCTGGTGGAGAATCTTTTGAAGCAACTTTAGATGAGGGCGATAGGGTTGCTGCTATGGATGTTGCAGCTGGACAAACATCTTTAGCTTTAAATCAAGACGCATCTCAAAGACAAATTAGAATTGCAAGACAAGAAATAAAACAAGCAAGAACAGCTAGTTTAATACAAATGGGTGGTTATGCAATTCAAGGTGGTGCGGATGTATATGGTGCAAAATATATTAAAAAATCTAAGTTTCATCCTAGAGGTACAGGATAATGGCTCTACAAAAAGATAGTAAAAGATATAAATCTTCTGTAGGAAACATTGGTATTGCTAAAGCCTCATCAGCAAATTATGTAAGTCAGTCCTTACAAGGTTTAGGGCAAATCACTTCTTCTACTGTTGATAAATTAATAACAGCAGAAAACAATAGAGTTACAAGACAAGATCAAGAAACAGAAGATGATTTAAAGCTAATGTATACAGACATACAAAACTCTGTAAAGCTAGGCGATGTTCCTGGAGCGCAAAGTGTATTAGACGAAATGCTTAAGGTAGATTCAACTCAAGTAAGTAACTGGACAAGGAGTGCTATTGGCTCATTAGGTTATGGCGAATTAAGTTTAGGTGAATCAGTAATAATAAGTAAAGGTGCGAATCTTACAAATACGAGTATATCAGAGTTTTATCACATGAATAGCACAGATAAGTATCTTGCGTTAGATGGGAGAGGAAGATTAGATGCTCTTAAAAAATTTAAATCAAGCGTTAAGAAAAATCTTTTAGAATTATATGGTTTAATAGAAGTAGAAAATGATGATGGTACATTAAGCCTTAAACTAAAGGAGGGTATTAAGCTTAACCCAGCTTTTGAAGAAGCAAGAATAAAAAACTATACAGACAATTTAGTTTCTTTTGATAAAGGAATAGAAACAGAAACAAACAACGCAGCTAAAGATAACTATATTAAAAAACAAAATGAAATAGGGCAAAGCCATATAGCAAAATTTAATAGCTCTTTAAGGGTAAACGAAGAAACAAATAGAATTATAAATTTTGATAACGCATACGATGAATACATAACAATAGTAGATCATTTTAAAAAACAGGACCCAAATCGTAGAGAAATAATATCCCTAGATCAAATAAAAAGAGTGCAAGGAGATTTGTTTGAGTATCATACAAATTCAATAGTAAAAATACATAGAATAGCAACAGGACCAGCAAAAAAAGCTATAGAATCTTGGGTTGATCAAGGAGCAAGAAATGATATTCAGGTAGAAATAGATGGAGAAATGGTAACAGTCTTTGGTTACAATAAAGTTTCTCAGGCCCATCCTGATATTTCTGGCTTAAATGATTTTTCCGCTTTTAGAACCAGCTTAGAAACAAGACTAAGAGAAGAAGTAGACAATCATGATTTTTCTACAATTATTGGAACTGTAAATAATATAATAGATGGTGGTGGCAGAATAACAGACGCCAATCTTCCAGAAGAAACAACAACAAAGATACATGAATACTCTGATGCTTATTTTGCTGGTGTATCTAATATGACATTAGACGATATAAGTGATGTTGAGGTAGAAATAGATGGAGAAATGGTGAACTATGTTGAGGCAAATAGAAATGCTGGATTATCAGATGCACAAATTTTATCTAACTATCAATTTGAATTATTAATAGGAAATGAACAAAGCATATTCCACAAAATGTATAGAGGATTAACTATTGATCAAAAAAATAAAAGAAACTTTATATCATGGATAAACAGTAGCCCAGAAAATTTTAATGTTGCTATGCCATTTATATTAGATATTCAAAATAAGTTTAAGATAGGAGGTGCAAGACTAGATACAGGAAGTTTATTTTATTCTGAGATGAAAGATGTACTTGCCCCAATAGCAAGCAGATACAGAAATGCTACATTGAATAGAAGTGATGTTAGCGATTTAGAAATATTCGCAGAAGTTACTAATCCTCCTGAACTTAATATAAATGAAGATGTGCAAATAGAATTAAACAACAAACCAATTAAATTAAAGGATATTACATTTTTAGATATACTTGATATAGACGATGTAAATGATATTGATATATCCACAGCTAAAAAAATCTTTTTCAATTTAGAAGTATCAACTGGTGGTGATCCAACATTTGGAAATCCTTATGTAAACTTAGGTACTGTAAGAGATGATAAAGGAAAAACTTTACCAAAATGGTTTGGTGATAAAGAAATACAAAGCGCTATGAATAGATTTTTGTTAACAGATAATGGTTTAAAAAACTATATGGAAAGAACTTTTAAGCAACAACTTCTTAACGGAAGCTCGGTAGAAGATGCACAGGCTTATGTAAGAGATGAGGTTGAAAGAATATATACTATTGATCCTATGTCATTTTTGGGTGTTATACCAAAAAATCATTCTATAACAGTAGGTGGTTTTAATATATCAACACATGGCAAAAAGATATTAAATGAAATTGATTTGCAAACAGATACAGATATTAAGGATTTAGAGTTTGGCAAAGACATAAGGTTTGGTTATACGACACAAGCTAATTATGAAGATTTAGAAACTGGAGAAATAACTTTAGGTAATGTTTATTATCCTATGGTAAAAAATCCTTATGGAGATTGGAGTCCTATTCTTAAAAAAAATGGTGAACCATTAGCTATACACTATGCTCCTAAAAGAGAAAAACTATTAAATTCAGCATGGGAAGAAAGATACCGAGAAGTAGAAACCTTAATAGATCAAACACAAGCTGATGCAGAGTCATTAAAAATAGGAAAAATATTAACACCAGGATTATGATGGATGAAAAAGAAATAAATTTTATTACTTTAGGTTATGGTCAAGATCAATCAAGACCAATAGCTCAAAATAATATGCCAGATTTTTACAGAAAAGAATTTACATTTGATGGTAGGGAAGAAAAACAATGGTCAGATATAGGTGCTGTTTTTGAATCTCATTTATTAGATGAAACATTAACTGATTGGTCTATAGCTTTAAGTCCAGATAATCCTGGTCTTGATCCTGATTTTGATAACTTTGAATATTTAAAAGAAAACAGACCTGACTTAATTTGGGATGACAACTATGTAAGAGAACTTGCTAAAGCTGGTAACTCTTATGAATTTGATATGTTGGCAAAAAATATAGATGATAATCTTTCAGCTAAAAGACATAAAGAACAAAACATGGGAGTAATAAAAACTCTTGTTTATGAAATGTTTGCTTATGCTGTTAATGATCCTTTAATGTTTAGCCCTCTTGGTTCTCAAAGATGGGCATCACAAACATTTATGAAAGCTGCTCCTAAGTTTGCTGGTGTTACTGGAGCTACTGTTCTTCCTTATGAGATAGCAAGAATACAAGCTGATCCAACATCAAGCCCAGATGAACTTGCCTATACAATACCTACTGCTGCTTTCTTAGGTGGTGTTATAGGACCTCCAATGGCAAAATTATTAAGAGGAACTTTAAATAGTGCGTCTGCAAAGAGTTTGGTAAACGATATAATAAAAGGTGTAGATCATACATTTAAGGGCGATTTAAAAAATCAACCTAAAGTATTAAAAGAATTAAAACACAGAGGTGCAAAAGTAGAAAAAGATGGAGATGTTCAATATGTTGTTCCAAAAGATGGAGAAAAAATACAAGTACCTATGGGTAATAGATTGTTAAGAGGATATTTTACCAGACCATTTTTCTTACAACAAAGCGAATACGAACAAATTAAAACTCTTGTTAGAGATATAAGTGATGATGCAGAATTTGCTGACAAGTTAGATATATTAAATGTAATAGCTAAAATGCCAGATGAGATAGCTGGAGATATGTCTACAATAATGAGAGGTAATGTTGAGGGTTTAGCTACTGATCCATCTGTAAATACTCTTGCTATGAAAAATTGGTATAAGGAAATGTATGAGCTTAAAGATGCTGTTGATTTAGCTTATGCTAAAATGAATAAACTTGTTCATGGTAATGCAAAAAGTATATCAGATGCTAGAGTAAAAAGAGGAATTGAGTTTGCTGGATTAAAAGAATTAGTAGGCGCAAACAAAGGATATACATTTGAAAACTTAAATAAAGAATTAGTAAGAGCTATTAGAAATGCTGACTATGATGCTCCAGCTCCTATTAGAGAAGCAGCAAATAGATATGCTTCTGTTATGAATAAGTTTAAATCTGAAATGGATAACTTGGAAATGTTTTTAAACAACAAAAATATTGCAAACCAAATAGAAAGACAAACAGAAATATTAGCAAGAAGAAAAGAAGTGTTGCAAAACTTAAGAAAAAAGAAAGCAGCTAAAGAAGAAATAGATAATGCAAAAGTAAATGTTACAAACGAAACAAACAGACTTGCTAAGCTACAAGATTTTGCAGAAAGTTTAAAAAAGAAAAGAAACAAAGTAGCTGGTAGGGATTCAAATTATTATACTCGTATATGGATTACAGGAAAACTAATTAAAAACAAAGATAAGTTTATTCATCATGCAACAAGAGATTTACAAGATGAAATACCTGACTCAGCATTAAAAAGAACTGCTGATGGTAAGCTAGCCAAAGGAGAAAAAACAGCTTCTCAAAGGGCAGAGGAAATATGGCAAGAACTTATAGATCAAGAGGGCCATTTTCAAGGTACAGGAAATGTAAATCCTAATGCTGTTAACCAATTAAACAGACAATTACCATTTAAAGGAGAATGGATAGAAGAATTTATTGATTTAGATGTTACTAATGTTTCAAGGCAATACATAAGAAGAATGTCTACTGCTATTGAAATGACCAGATATGCTGGTGATAGAACAATGACATCAAAATTCCATGAAATTGATGATGCTTTTGATGATTTAATAATGTCAACAACTAACGCTGACAAAAAACAAGTCTTAAGAGAGGGCAGAGAAGCTGCAAAAGAAAACGCTAGAGTTTTAAGAGATAGAACTTTAGGAACTTTAATATCTGGACCTCAACTTACATCTAAAAATGCTCGTTTTGCAAGAGCATTAAAGAACGCTTCAACCGTTTTGTTAGCTGGTAAGTTTGTTATCAATGCTATTGCTGATGCTGGAACTATTGTAGCTCATCACGGATTTAAAAGATCATTTGGATTAATGTGGAAAACACATGTATCTAAAATGGAGGGTTTAAACAAGGTATTACAAGAGGGAAAAAGAGAAGCTAGGATTCATGCAACAGCTATTGATTCTGTAATGCACTCTGCTGCTTTAAGATTTATACAAAATGATGGAGTAGTACCTGGTCAAGGAACTTGGGTAGAAAACGCATTGGAAAAAGGTGCTAATACAATGTTTAAATTAAACATGCTTAACCAATGGACTACTGCTGCAAAAGAATATTCCACAATCCTATCTGTTGATTCTATTATTAAAGATTCTGTACGACTATCTAAAAGTTATGCAGCAAATGGAAACAAAATATTAAAATCAGAACAAGCTGATTGGACCAGATTGCATGCTTCTGGTTTTACATTAGAAGATATACTTGATCTTGGCTTAAAAAGAAAAGGAGTTAACTGGAAAAAAGTTTCTTTCAAAGACCAGAAACCTTTAAAGGATGGAGATGTAATTTCAGAAGATGACTTTATGTATACAGCTAATACAGATGGATGGAAAGACGGAATAAAAGCAAAAAAATTAAAAAGTAAGTTTGGTGTAGCTATACATAACGAAACACAGATGGCAGTTATGACTCCATCAATAGCAACAAGACCTATGTGGCTTGATGGTATGTGGAGAGGAACATCACATTCAAAAGCATACCAAAAAAGAAGATTACAAATGAACAATGAGCTAGCTAGAGTATCTGAAAAGTGGGCAAAAGCAGAAAAAGATGGAGATACATCATCAGCAATAAAACTACAACAAGAGTTTGAAGATATACAAGCTAAATACAGCTCTACTATGCACACATATAGACCATTATTATCATCTATGTTTCAATTTAGAACATTTGGAATTGCTGCTGCTCAAAAAATTACACTAGCTATGATGCAAGGAAGAACAAAACATACTGCTGCTGGTATAGCAACACTAATACCATTAGCATATTTATCTCAATGGGCAAAAAACCCTGATGCTTGGCAATATAAATCACTTTCAGAGCAATTATTAATTTCTGCTGAATATTCTGGCGCATCAAACTGGCAGATGGATATGAATAATACTCTTGAAGCTCTAGCTTTTATGACAGAGTTGCCTATTGGTATAAGACCAGCTTTAGGAATGGATCCAAAATGGGAATATCAAAACGAAATTGAAGCTGGGTTATCTATGTTTGGTACTCCTATTGTTCCATTAAAATTAGTTCATGATATTCTATTTGGAGAAATGTCGAGCAAAGAAAGAGCATTACATTTGTGGAGAGCTGTACCTTTTAATAACTTATTATGGTTTGATATGCCTGTTGTTAATAATAGTGGTCTATCTGTAAAATCACAAATTAAAAATGCTATGGATTTATATGGAGATATAACTGGAACAGATGTAGATGCTGGAAGTATGTACAATAGTAATAATACTGTAAGCGTGGTTAAATAAAGTGCGTTGCAATAGAATAAACATTAAGGAAAGTAGGTCATTATGGCAATAAGTGTATCAGATACAAGCCCAAGAGTAGAATATACTGTTGGCACATCATCACAAACTGTATTCTCAGTACCGTTTGCTACTGAACAAGCTGCGGATATTAAGGTTTTTGTGAATGATGTAGAGGCTACACAAGTAGCTTCTCTATCAGGACAGACAGGAACAGCATATATATTAAATAATGTAGGTACTGCTAGTTCTACTACTGTTGAATTTGCCACAGCACAAAGTAATGTGACCGTTGACATAATCAGAGATACATCTATATCAAGAACAAGTGACTACAACACAGGAGGGTATTTCGATATTGAGGACCTCAATGTTGAGTTATCAAGGGTAACAAGAAACTTACAAGACTTGGAGTTAAAAGTTGATCAATCTATTTCAGCACCTATACAAGAGGGTACGCCAGGAGATTTACCTACTGCGACTTCAAGGGCTGGAAAGCTCTTGGCTTTTGACTCATCTGGTAATGTCACCACTAAAACATCTGCTATTACTGAGTATCTTGGAGCTTTTTCAACTGATTTAACTAACAGGCCAGACGGTACTGCATTACAAACTGGTGATTTATATTACAATACAACCGCTTTAGAAACACGAATATGGACAGGCACAGCATGGGATTTGGTATTTGGTAGGGTTCAACCTATATCAACAACATATACTTCTTCTGGTCAAACAACACTAACTCTATCAGCAAGACCTAGTAGTGTCTTGTCCATATTAGTTATTATTGATGGTGTATTACAGAATGTTAATAACTATGAATTATCTGATAATGTTATTACATTTACAACTGCTCCTCCTGTAGGCGCTTCTATTGAAATAAGAGATTTTTCCTCAACAGTATCATCTGGTTCAGGAACTATTATTGATTTATCTGGTACAGAAATAACTCAAGCTAATATAGATTTAGATAAACTACTTGCTGACTTAGCTGCTGCAACAAATAAAATAGATACATCACAGTTATCTACATCACTACAAGATCAAATATCTAATATTTCTACAGTAGATGGCAGAGTCTTGGTTCTTGAAAACATTATTACACAAAATGGTGTGCAAATTATTACAGATCAAGGAACTAAAATAACTGCATTAGAAACATTAACATCATCGTTAGATAATACTGTTAATGGTTCTGCATCTACATCACTAACATCAAGGGTAGCTGCTTTAGAATTATTACAAGTGCAAGGTACTGGTAGTATAACATTAGACTTAAATAGAATTACCAATCTTGAATCACAAGTATTTGAAGCAGATGGAACTACAAGAAGATTAGCTACACTTAATGAATACAACTCATTAAATGCTACTGTAAGTACACTTAATGGTACTACAACATCTCATGCTACACGGTTAAATAGTTTAGAATCCATTGTAACTGGTGGTACTGGTAACAGAGTACTTGCTACAATATCAGAATTAAATGCTGTAAGCACAACTGCTGCATCTGCAAACTCTACAGCACAAGCCCAAGCTGCAACAGTTACACAGTTAAGTACAACAGTAGGCAATAACACAACAACAGTATCTACTAACACTCAAAGTATTAATGGAATACAAGGCAAGTACTCTGTTAAAATTATGACTAATGGTTATATTGGTGGCTTTGGATTAATTTCAAGTGCTAATGAAGTAGGTGGAACAACTACATCTTTTGCTATTAATGCTCAAAAGTTTTATATGGTTGATAGAAATGGTAGTGCTAGTCCTAATACAGTATTTGAGGTTGTTGGTGGACAGTTTAATATTCGTGATGCTGTTATTGATTCATTACAAGCTAATAAAATTAGAGGAGATGTTAATAAAAACCAAGTAGCAGAAACATCTGGTTCATCATCTTTAACATCTTCTTATGTATTAAAACTTACTTGTGATTTACCAGCACCAGATAATACAGGATCAACAGCAGAGGGCCATGCTGCTATGGCTTTTGCTAGTTTATATTTCAGCAGTACATCTGATGGTATATATGGAAAACTAACTGCATGTACATTAACAGGAAGCACAGAGGGTACTGAGTATGTATTACATGATATATATGAAGATTGGTATGTATCTAATATGCACCTTAATGCTAGAATACCATCACAAATATCTGCAACAGGAAAGACAACAAGTGCAATTAGATTTAAACTATATGCCAAACATGATGGAACTTCCTGTAGTTTAACTAAAGCTAACATACTTGCTTGGGGATTAAGATAATGCCAAAATTTACAGAAGAACAAATAAAAGAAAGAGAAGAAAAAGTAGCACAGGAAATGGAACAAGCAGAAAAAGAAACTGCTGCTCAAGACGAAGCCTATGCTCAGCTACTATTAGACCAACAAGCAAGGTCTGATTCTGAATCTGATGGTTACTATATACAAGTACTAGGTGATAACGAGTATGGAACACAAATGGGTCCAGATAAAATAGATGATTCTTATGAATTAATTATTCCTTTTGTTGGACAAGTAAGTAAAGGTTATGAATTATATGTAGCAAGAAATGATGCTGGTGTTCTTGAACAAAGAATAAGAGAAGAAGATTTAGATTATTCTGGTAAAAGAAGAAATGAATACCCTAAACTAGCAGAACAATTAGATATGATATATCACGACATAGACGCATGGAGAGAAACTATAAAAGAAATAAAAGAAAGGAATCCTAAAGGAGAATAACAATGGCTATAACTACAGTACATGGAAGAATGATAACAGATGGTTCAGTAGGAACTGTTGATTTAGATGGTAGTAGTGTTACAACTGGTTTTAGCGGAGTATCTAAAACTGATAATGGTGATGGTACTCTTGATATTGTATTCACTGCTGTAGGTGGAGCTACATATACTATTGTAACTCCTGATTTAACTGGACCAGCTGGACCTACTGGTTCTGCTGGAGCAACTGGAAGTGCTGGAGCAACTGGAGCGCAAGGACCAGCTGGACCTACTGGTCCTACTGGACCAGCTGGTACATCTGGTATTACTGTTACAGGATTTTCTTCTACATCTAATAACGATTACACAGAAACTATTACTTTAACTTTCTCTGATAGTAGTACGCATAGTTTTACATCACAGAATTTAAGAGGTGCTACTGGAGCTACTGGTGCAACTGGACCTCAGGGTGCAACAGGAAACACAGGACCTACAGGACCAACTGGACCTACAGGAAATACCGGGCCTCAAGGTGCAACTGGTAATACTGGAGCTACTGGTACACATATTACAGGAATTAGCTTAACTGATAATGGAAATGGAACTTATGACATAGTACATAGTATGTCTGCTGGTTCTAATATTACAGTAACAAGTCCTGACTTAACTGGACCTACTGGAGCTACTGGTCCACAAGGTGCAACAGGAAATACTGGACCTCAAGGTATTCAAGGTATTCAAGGTAATACTGGTGCTACTGGAGCTACTGGTCCTCAAGGGCCAGCTGGACCAATGGCAAATATTGTAGAAGATACAACTCCACAACTTGGTGGAAACCTAGACTTAAATGGTCATCAGATTTTAAACCTACCAGCTAATGGTGGAGTAGAAACATTTGTAGCTGATGGCGGTATTACAGCTGGTAAGGTTGTTGAAATGACAGCTGCTGGTAAAGCTAAAGAAGTTAGCGTAACAAATACACAAGATGCTAACCCAACTACTGGAACTCCTACAGAAATAGATGGTGGAAGATTATCTGATAAACCTTATGTGGCAGTACATTATGATGAAACAAATGATGTTTATTTAGTAGCTGTATCAAATGGTACAATTAACGAATTGTATGCTGGTACTTGGTCTAACGGTACAATTACATGGGGTACTGGAGTAAGTATTGATGGTGGTGGTGTCGATGATGTTATTCATATATCTAGCGGTAGAGGTTATGTTTTTACAACATGCAGAGATCAAAGCAATTATGGTAAATTTAAAGTATATAGTGTAAGCGGAACAACTTTAACACAAGTAGGAAGTGAAGTAGACTTTGCTCCAGCTGGTTCAACTCCATTAGATTATAAAATGGTGTATGATACTGTTAATAATTATGTGTTAATTGCTTATTCAGCTTCTGATTCCCAAAACTATACATGGTGTAGACCAGTATATATAGCATCAGATGGTGCTACAACATTAGGTGCAAAGTCAGCTATATATTCTAATACAGTTACAGCCTCAAATTATGAAACAGATTTTGTCTGGGATTCAAATGCCCAAAGAGCTGTATACTTTACTAAAAGAAATCATCTTGGTCAGTCTTATGGATCAGCTTATGTAATACAATCAACAGGATCATCAAGTAATCCAACCGTTAATATTGGAACAAGAGCATATATTACTGGGGGTGAGGTAGATCATACAGAGGAAATTTCTGCTACTTATGATTCAGATAATCAAAAAGTTGTTGTCACTTACTATAATGATACACAACAAAAACAAGAAGCAAGAATAGGTACAGTAACAGGAGGATCAACTAATACTATATCTTTCTCAAGTGCAACAGATGTCATTAATCTATCGAGTGCTGCTGGTGAAAACTCATCACTTGTTTACAATTCTGATGCTAATGAATTTTTATTTATATATAGAGATGCAGATGATAGTGACCACACTAAATATAAAACAATAACAAGTAATGGATCAGCTCTTACTGTAGGTTCTGGTGGTACAATTCTAACAGGCGATGGTAGAATAGGACCAAGATCATCAGTATATAAAGCTGGTAAAGGTGTATTGGCAGCAATAAGAGATATCTCTGATAGCAGTAAGATTAAGACCTGGACTTATTACTATGGTTTCTCATCTGCTCATAACTTAAATATAGATACATACTTAGGGCTATCAAGTGAAACTGTATCAGATGGAGCTAATGTAGATATTAATATTATCGGTGGTGTTAATGATAATCAGACTGGCCTTACAATTAATACAGACTATTACGCTACTACAGCTGGTGGTCTAACTACTACTAAAGATGATAACTCTGTGTTTGTAGGTACAGCTATAAGTGCAACAAAAATTTTCTTACACACTAAAGCTAAGCTACCACAAGTAGATGGCTCTAACTTAGTTAACTTACCAGCATCTACTATTGCTGATGTAACTGTAACTGCTGATGGAGATGTTGCTGCTGGTAAACCAGTCATATTAACATCTACTGGTAAGGCTCAACAAATAGCAGAAACTACAGCTTTCAGCAAAACTGAGGGTTCTGTTACAAATATCAGTACTAAATTAATAGGTTGGGATTATAACCTAACTGAGAAAGCAGTTATTATTGCGTATAAAAACAATTCAAGTCAAATGTGTTTAAGGGCTGCAACAGTAAGTGATAGTGATGGTAGTCTAACATGGGGTACAGAGTTTATAGCTAATAGTGGATCAACACAATATAGTGGTGATATGGGTGGTAACCATTTAAAACTAATGTATGAAGCTAACATGGCAAGTGCCACAGGTGGCGAGGGTTTCAACGCTCAATACGGTGATCGTGAAATATATGCCTATGCTATGAGAACAAACCAGACCTATACACGCTATGGTTGTGGTTGGGTTACTCTTATTGGCAATCAAATATCTCCTCAGGATGACCAATCCAGCAATACTTATGGTAATTTCTACCAAATCTCTGGAGGTGGACAGAATCAATCTCCTAATTGGTTTGATATGTGTTGGGATAGAAGCCAAAGAAACTTAGTATTAACATTTAAGTCTTATGTTAGTGGTCAGGCATACTGGCACATAGCATGGGCTTATCCCACAGGATATAATGCTGGTATGAGTTTTGCCAGACGACAAAATGGTGGCTGGGGTTATGAACAGCAAAGAGGTAATTACAGTACTTCAGCTAAACCAGTAATGGAATATGATAAAAGCAAAAGTAAAATTTTATATTATTTTACTGACTATACCTCTAATGATATAAAGGTAGAAAGATTAGATTATCAAGGTGGTTATGGAACATACGGTAGGCAGTATTCAGAAACTGTAAAATCAGCTGGTGGTCTTACCTACGATGTGCTGGATGTTGCTTATAATCCAGATCAACAGAAAAATGGTGTGCTTTATTACGCAAAGTATGGAACAAATCAGTCTTATGTGGGTATGATTACATTAGAATGTACTCAATCCTCTGGTTCTTCATGGAGTACAGCAACCAATGATACAACATCCTTATTTACTATGGATAATTCATCAAGTTATTCTTATGTAGCAGTTCAGAATGGTTCTAATCTTCGTTATGATGAAGTAGATGATAAGTTTTATTATGGTTTTGTAGACAGAGGTGACAGCAATAAGTTTAAAGTTGCTACTATAACGGCAACATCTGGAAACTATACAGCTACAGAAACAGAACACTATACTCCAGCTAATGGAATAATGGAACACGCATGGCCTCCTGTATATTACAAACAATCTGCTACTGATGCTTATGGTGGTTTCCATGTTATATACAGACAAGGTACTAATGGTTACATACATTACTACTCAGGTAAAATGGTAACCTCATCTAACTTAACTGGTAATACATTCTTAGGTGTATCTAATTCAGCTGCAACTGCTGGACAACCAGTTATTGTTACAATCAGCGGTGGTATTAATACATCTGTAACTGGTCTTACAATTAATGAGGAATACAAGACTGGTGTGACTGGTGTCATTGGTACTACTGGTACGGTAGATTTAGGTAGAGCATTAGATACAAACAAACTATGGATGAACGCTGGTTCTTCTTCTGGTGGAGGTGGAGGAGGCGGTGGTCTTACATTAGTAGCTGATGGAGCTATTACTGAGGGTGATCCTGTTTCTGTAACATCAGATGGTAAGGCAGCTAGAACATTAAAAGGTACTAATGCTACTATAACTAAGACAGCGCTTCAAACTCCAGATGGAACAAACTCAAACTCAAGTAGTTATGTTGGTGAAACACATTATGGTAGACATAGTGGTAAATGGTATCAAACATGGTTAGACAATAGTAATCATTGTCATGTTGCATGTGGTACAGATGATGGTGCTGGTAATATTACATGGGGTACTCCTTTATCTTGGGGTTCATCATCTGGTTTCCCAGCTATATGTGAAGTAAAGAATTATAATGGTGATCCAACGCTTATGTTATTTCATGGGTATAGCAGTCATTTTTATTTAAGAGCTATATCTGTTTCTGGTACAGTATTAAGCGAAGAATATGGAAGTAATTTTTTCTCAAGTGGATGGGATCCAACTGGTCAGGGAGTTACACAAATTATTGAATGTGTAGATTCTACTACTGGTGGTAAGTCAGGACCTAATAGTGAGTACGATCAGTTTATATGTATGTCAGATTATAACCAAGCCTGGAGTGCTGGTTACAAAAAAGTGTGTGCTGGTAGAATGGTAAGTACTGGTAATAGTGGTTATCAATGGAACAAGGATAGTGAGTATACTAGTTTCGGTAACTGGGGTTGGACTACTCGTACTGATTGGTCGTATAGATGGTCAAGTGGTATAGTCTGGAATCCAGATGAACAAGCATGTTTAATTTATGGCTTTAATACTGGTAGTGGTGCTGCTCATATTAGAGGTAACTATATTTACTTTACTAATAACTCCAACAGTCTCGATCATTATGTTTATCAAGTTAATATAACGCCAGACAATAATACAGTTGCTATGTCTATTGTATATGATAGTGCTAAAAAAATCTTTTGTGGTGTAAGAAAACACAGCGGTGATGATAGATGGCAAGCCGTTAACTTTAAAAGAAATGGTGGCAGTTGGACAACAAACTGGAGTGATATAACTCCTAGTTCTGGTAGCTTTGCTTCTTCTTGGAGGTTGTTAACTCTTTACTATAGTCCGGCTGCTCAAAAAACTTATATGTTTATGGGCCAGCAAACTAGCAATCAAAATGAACCAATACATTTTGGTGAGTTAAACTTTATTGATGGAGGTGCTAATACTTTAGTGTCGCCGAATGGCCAATGGACTAAGGGAACAACAGTTGCTAATGAGTTTGCTGTTGCACCTAGTGAATTCTATGGTGACATTGGATTCTCAAGGACTGTAGGTGTACATCCAACAACAGGGTTAGCCTTATTAAACTGGGGGTCTAGTCCTAGTAACTACTATACTAAGTCTAGGTGTGTAGGATTTACAGCGTATGATCGTACTGGTACATTCATAGGAGCTGCAACAAGTACTGTTGCTGATGGAGCTAATGTTACCATTACTGCTTTAGGTGAAACGAACACAAAACAATCAGGACTAACTGCTGGTAGTCCAGTATATGTAAGCTCAGCTAATGCTACATTTACTCACACAGCTACTGGCAATACAGAAATTGGTGTAGCTTTATCTGCTACTGATCTATATATTAAATCAAGTCATGGACATTAGGAGCTTATCATGTTGAAAAAAATAATAGTAAATAATAATGAGGACATTACATATACACCAGAAGCACCAGAAGATTTTGAAGGAGATGTTCCTGAGATTACTTTGTTCCTAGAGAATGTAGTAATGAGGGCTTACCCTAATGAATGGAACTTAGATGCTACTGAAAAAGGAACTCATGTATCAGATGAAACATCTGTTCCTTATGTTACTATAGCTGATGCTACTCCAGATACATCTACAATATATTCAGATATAGAATTACCAGATGATTATGAAGATGGTAAGTATTGCTATACTGTAGATGATGGGTTCACATTAAAACCTGATGACATTGTACCAACAGGAGAAGAAGAATGACACAAGTAATAACATTAAACAGAGAAGATGAAACTGTAACATTAACTAATAATTATACTGATGAATCAGGTAATGAAGTAGCAGAAGAATTTGATGTAGTAGATAGATATAAAGATAGATGTCCTTTTATATTTCTTGATGAAGAAGTTGTAACTCTTACAGATAATAGATTGGTAGTTAGTGGTGCTGATGGTGAAGAACTTTTAATAGTAGCTGACTTGAATTCATCTAATACTAATCATTACACAGGAGTAACTGATACACCAGAGGATTGGATAGCTAATAAATATTTTTATACAGAAGAAGATGGATGGGTTGCTGATGAAGATTTTGCTGATCCAAGAGATGAAGAATAATGGCTGGCCTATCTCCCGTTGAACAAGGTAAATTACTTAACGCTGTTAATAAACTAACAGATCAAGTTGAGGACTTGAACAAGAGATTACAGAACATGGAGCTACAAGTAGCAAGAGGTAGAGGTCTATTGTTCGGAATTATTTTTGCAGCTGGTGGATTATCAGCTGGTATTACAAATTTTTTAACTAAACTTGGAGGAAATTAAATGAAGTATGCACTATCCCTTATAATTTTATTTGGAATAACTGTATCTGGTTGTGCGTCTAGCCACATTGGAGTTAATGCTCAGCTACCATCAGACCAGAATATCTCTATTGAGATAAAAACTACTACTGAAAATGATAGTTAGTTCTCTCGCTTGAATAGAAAGCCATACAGAAAGATTTAAACTCTATGACCTTATACTA